CACACACACACACACACACACACACTAGCATTTTTAGTGAACAAAATATGGGACAAGGAGGAAGTAGAGAGCACAGAGATGTAGCAATACTTCCTCGTGATTGCGAATGATTCCGAACTGCAAACAATTAAAATATTCATCTAAAGAAATTAAAATAGGAAAGATTAATAACGAGAATGTATACAGCAAAGTAATTAGGTCAAACAGCTTCTTAGCTCCTAATTCTAGTATAAACATATCACACCAAATATCAAATTTGAAGGAAATAATCAAAGCTGATTTAATGGTTACTTACCAAAATGAATTTTATCCTTCACCTGTTTCTTACGATGACACAACTAAAATCGCAACTATTAATAAAATCAATTCAACAAACATTATTTTAAGGAGCGGCAATGAAAGTTGGGGCAGTACAACATTTACAATTATTTTAGAATATACAAAAAATGAATCATAGCATTCACTCTCGAAAAAACAAAATGATACCAAAAAGTAAACGACAGAACCAAAACATAGAAGACATAAAAAGCGAATTAAATAAATCGATAAAAAGATATGAACAACCACCGACACAGGATCTTAATGATTTTACTGATAATGGAATATATTGGTATAACGCTGGATCATCGAATATTCCAGAGGATAAGTATGGAATTATTTTAGTAGTTTCTTCTCCTGCAGGCACCAAAAATAGCACGAACTATTGGTGGACTGTACAAGTAGCCTGCAGTACGAATGATAATATTTTTATTAGACACTCTACTGATAAGCATACTTGGTCAGCGTGGTCTAAAAAATAGAAAAGGAGGAAAAATAAATGGAAATAATAGAAACTAATTTAAATTTCAAAGATATGTCTGACAGAAAGTCAACAGAAAGAATAATTCTACATCATGCAGATGCAAAAAATTGCTCTGCTGAAGATATACATAGATGGCATTTGAATAATGGTTGGAGCGGTGCAGGCTATCACTTTTTAGTAAGAAAAGATGGTAAAGTATATAGACTTCGTCCAGAAGACAAAGTTGGAGCACATGCATATGGTTCAAATTATAATTCTTTAGGAGTATGCTTTGAAGGTAACTTCATGGAAGAAGATATGCCAGAAGCTCAAAAAGAAGCTGGAAAAGAATTAGTTGCATACTTAAAGAACAAGTACAACATAACAACAGTACAGGCTCATAGAGATGTATGTGCAACCTCATGCCCAGGAGATAAATTTCCATTTGGCGAGATTGCAAATTCTGAGACAAACAATAAAGTTATACCTCAGCCACAAAAAAACGTCCCAAAAGGCAACGTGGCAAGAATACAAGCTATTCTAAATGATAAATACGGGTTAAGTATTGCTGTAGACAACATCTATGGAAATGAAACAAAGAAAGCCTTAGTAAAAGGTCTACAAACAGAATTAAACAAACAATATGGAAGAGGTTTAGCTGTCGATGGAATATTTGGAACCAACACTTACAATTCTTGTATAAATGTTAGAAAAGGTGCAGAAGGTAATATTACATATTTAATTCAAGCAATGTTAGTATGTCATTCATTCGACATAGATGCGGACGGAATATTTGGACCTGCAACAGAAAATGCAGTAAAAGATTTTCAATCAAGAAATGGACTATCAGTAGATGGAATAGTCGGAAAAAATACTTTTAATAAATTATTCAAGTAAAAATTTGGTAGGAGCAATCCTACCTCTTTTTTTATGCCAATTTTTGCTATAGCGAAAGAAAGTGCGAAAATTTAGACGACAAACTATATTCTTAAATAATTAAAATGTCTTAAAACTCATTCTCATACGTTGATTTTTTGCCTATTTTTAGCCATTTTACAAGTTTCGACAGAATTTTTACATAAAATTTGTTATTATATTAAAAAGGAGGACAAGCTTATGGAAGATATAAAAAAGCTTGAACTAATGATAAAAAATGATAGCAAATACAATGATATAATAGAGCAGAGCATGCAGATAGATAAATACATAAAAAAGAAAATTGAGGGAGCATTATAGCTTCCTCATATTTGGTTTATGAGCAAATTAGTATTTGAGTGACTCAAAATATGACTTTGTCGAATTTTATTATATAATTTAATCATAAAAAAGAAACGCGTTTCTCCAATTTAAAAGAGAAAAACAAATGGAAAAAGAAATAAATGAATTATATAAAAATTTAAAATGGTATGAAAGAATAATTATAAAAATTTTTAAGAAAACGTTTTTAAAGGGATATAATTTGATAAGAATAAATATTGTTAATCAATTGTTATGAGATTTGATTTTTTATAGTAATATAATGTTAATTGAAGATATTTTGCCCACCATTTGCCCACCAAAGATAAAATCTTTTAAAATTTAATAGGATATATTAAAATGTTATAAAATTTACACAATTTTAGAAAGCCTTGCTAGAGTAGGGGAAAAACGCTTACAAAATTCAATAAAATATGATAAGATAAATACGAAATGGATGGGTAACAACCCTATGGTTGGTGCTACAGTTTCAATAGCAGTTGCAGTAGAAGAAGCTATGAAATAATTTAAAAGCGCTTAAATTCAGTAGTTTCAATACATTAAAGGCTCAGAAAAAGCTAAGAAAATCGAGAAAAATATAGCTGTAATACACAAGAGGTAATACACAAGTATATCGGAAAATTTGTGTAAAGCCAAAAACAAATTGACTTATGATACACAAAAAATAGAGACAATTAAAAAGTTGTCTCTATTTTAATAGTTTTTATCTATATGGATTATTATTTCTTTTAAAATATTTTTATCTTCCTTCGATAGTTGATGTGTTAGATTTAATAAAGAAGAGTCCAAAGTATCTTCTTTAAAATTCAGGAGTTTTGCAAATAGTGTATTAGGAGAAACTTGTAAAAAATTACAGATATTAAGCAATGTCGTAATACTGCCAATGTTTCTACCGTTTTCAATGCTTCTAAGTAAGTCTGTTGATACATTTATTTGTTCTGCAACATAGTCTTGAGTATAGCCTTTTTCTTTTCTT